CAATGATTCCCATATTAGCACCACGTCTTTTTCAAAAAATTATGAAAATATTGGAAAAGAAACTGTTTCTGAAGCTGGCGTCAATAATGCTGTAACAAAGCTCAAAAAACTGAAAGGCAAATAAAGACATTTGCTTGATAATTGTTTACTCTATCCCAATAGATGAATACAAATAGTATTGATAGGAGAAATTTATGAAGGGACTTGATTGCGGCACATCGTTCATAGTGCTATCTAGCGAAAACAAAGACGGAAATGTTGTATACAAAGATTTTCGTGATGCATTTTATGTGATAAAACCTACTACCCCCATCGCAACTAAAATGATTGAGAAAGGGTTAAAAGGAAAAGTGTTTGTTAAAGACGAGGACAACGGCTCCTTTGTAATCCTTGGGGGCGACGCTTTAGAAAAGGCGATAGAAAGAAACGACAGCGCCAAGCGGCCGATGTATAGAGGTGTAGTTTCTGCAAAAGAAAAAGATGCAAGAAAGGTCTTATCTTATATCCTGAAAGAAGTTGTAGGAAAGACTAAAAAGAAAAACGAAAAACTTGTGTTCTGTGTGCCGGCGCAGCCAATCGACCAGGAAGATGACGAATTTGATGTTGGGTATCATGAAGATGTTGTTACTAAAATTCTATCTGAACAAGGATACGATGCGAAGGCTATCAACGAAGCTGAGGCATTGTGTTACGCTGAATTAGAGAACGAGGATTATACCGGAGTTGCTCTCTCATACGGTGCAGGAATGGTAAATTGTTGTGTAATGTTAAATGGCGACCCTGTACTAAAATTCTCAACGACAAAATCTGGAGATTGGATAGACAGAATGTCAGCAGTCGCATCCGGAGAAACGGATTCCGTTGTTCAAGCAGAAAAAGAAGGTGGAGTGTTCGCAGTTGGCGAACCGAATGAAAATCCGGTTCTTGCAGCAGTTTCTTCATATTATGTTCGTTTGGTAGACTACACGGCTAAACAACTTTGTGCCCATTTAGACGGTCATAAAAGCTTACCAAAGTTTACAAATCCATTACCAGTTGTAATAGCTGGCGGAACTTCAAAAGCAAAAGGTTTTGTGCCGGCATTTGAACAAAAATTAAAAGACAATGATTTTCCACTTGAAGTTAGCGAAGTTAGACACGCAGCAGATCCTTTGCATGCAGTTGCAAAAGGATGTTTGATTGCTGCACAGGTTTTTTAACAAACCCCGAAGAAGAAGAAGAAACTAGCGACTTCGGGGATACTCTGCCAGTAAAAGATATTAAAAATCCTCCTATCAGTATAGGTGGTCGAGGGTTTAGGTCTTTCTAGAAAGACCTTCCATAATTTTTCTTGTCCATATTATCTTCGTATTCTGAATATTTTTCAGGTTCCGGGTCGTCAGTGCCAAAGTCTACTGGGTACTCTTCTTCTTCAGGGTAATCGTATACACCCATATCCTCATGGCTTTTCCAAACTTCATCAGTCATGTTTTCTATTTCGGATATTGACATGTGTTTAAGCCTAGAAAGGCTTGGCCTAATACCGTTTGCTTCTTTATATGCATCGCTATAGGATGCTATCGCTAGGTACCTAGCTAAATCTTTACCGGAAAAAACATCTGATTTTTCCCAATGGTCCTGGTCACTAACTAATTTTGATGTTCCGCCATGTTTTGCATTTAACTCATCCGCATACTCACTAGCTGTTTCTGGGTATCTTTCTTCATTATCTTCTCTGAGGCGTCGAGGGTCTTGGTCCATAGGTTGCAATGGTGACACTTCTGTGTAGGCCCCATCTACGCTATCATCACTGCCCATGGCTCGACTTTCTTTAAGAGAAATGCCAGCAAGTTTTTTCCATCTATTGCTAGAAAAATTCATTATTCTTTTCTCCACCACATGTTACTTCCATCACCAAGGGAAGGGCTTGTTGCATCAGATACCGCACGATGGCATTTGCGCAAAAGACTACGGCCTTCTTTCAAAAGCTTTCTATTGAATTTTGTTTTTCCTGCCAACAATAAATCAAATATATCATCAGCTTCAATAATCAATCTTTTTAGCTCTTGTTGAAGTTCGTCTGCGCTTTCTACTCTTTCTTTCAGACTTCGCTTTCCGTTTTTTTGACTTCGGCTTTCATTTTGTCTGCGCCGCCTGCCGCTGCTGTTACTGTCATCAACGATTTTTTGACTATACTCCTCGTAATCTTCTGGCGGCATTCCTCGCAAACCCTGCCAATCATCATCACCATGGTCCGACGGATAATCAAAATTTCGCATTCCTTCATCATCAGAGTTTTCATAGTCTTCTAGGGAACGTATAGATAAGTCTTCGTCTTCTGGATTAAAATCATCCAATGTAAACTCGTCGTCAGCAACAGAACCGAGTTGCCTTGGTAGTGTTTGGATTTCTGGGTTTTGTTCTATGTCGTAACCCGGCCCATTATAATCTCTTTCTGAATGACCCTCAAATGGGTCTACAGCAAGCTGCGCCTCATTTATTTCTTCTTCCTGCTCGTCGTCTTCCCCGTATTTTCTGGTTTTAATTTGGTCTTCATCTTGTTTATTGTTATCATCACCGTATTCCCTAGTTTTAATCCAGTTTTCTGCGGCTTCCCCAAGTTGTTTGATAAGGCTTGGATTATCAACATTTTCAAAAGAGGCTTCATTGATACCTACGGCCTCAAAGACTTCCTGCCATTCTCTGAAGATGTCTGTTGTTGTTACTCTTCGGGTAGTTGGGCTTGTAATTTTTCTTCTGTCAAACGGGTTTCCCATTATCCCAGGACTTGCCATTCCCAAATTGGTAAACCCTTCACTAAGATTTTGTTTTGTTTTAGGGGTTGTATCTTTTTTTGGAACAATTCCCGCTAGTCTCATCCAACGATTTTTATTAGTCATTTATGTCTCCAACATATAAATAGCCAAAGAATTATTAAAACACAAAATTATAACTTATTTCGTAGGGTAAGTATTTTTAGAGGCTCAATAATTGTTTCAATATTCGTTTGGGTATAAATACGCTTAATTAAATTAAAATCTAATTCATCTTTCATTACTATTCTTCCATTATAACCATCCTTAGAAAATAAATTAGTTTCTATGACATTTTTACTGGTACCATCAATTACGTCAATATAATGATTTGCCCAGTAGAAAATGTTTGTTCTTTTTTCTGCGGATGAATTAGTTTCTATATCCTTGTAGCAATATTTTTTATATATTTCAATTCTTTCCCCAACCACCAAAAGGGTTGATTGCATTACTTTTTTATAAGAAAAGAAACTTGAAAAATCTTTACATATTGGAAAAACAATTTCTGGGTCGGCGTCCTCTTCATCCTCATCCATCATCCCCGTTACTTTCATAATTTTCCCAAAGAAATCTTCGGCATCCATAATATCTGTTACTCCGAGTAATTGGCCAGGGGACAACAATGGCTTGGAAGGTATCAGGTATATTACTTCTTCTTTTTCAACTTTGTATTTGGTAATGTTTTGTTTGTTTTTATCTGTGACTGAAAATAAGTTTGTATCTATTTTTTTGGAAAGTTCATTTTCCAAGCTTTCGCTACTATTAAAAAACTTATGTTTATCCTCTTTATTATTTTCAGTAATCATTTTATTCTCACGTATGCTATATGTAATATTTGAAATATCCAAATGTATCTATTGAATGTATATTGGTTATTACATAGGTGAAGTATGCAAATTATAGTAGAGTATGTATGGCTGGATGGAACAAACCCACACCCGCAACTTAGAAGTAAAACTAAAGTATTTCCAATCGTGGACGATACTAAAACTTCTTTTGGGATTACTGATATACCAGAATGGTCATTCGATGGCAGCTCGACTAACCAAGCTGACGGAAATAAATCTGATTGCGTCTTGAAACCTATTAGGCTTGTTCTAGACCAAAGAAGAGGAAACTCAAAAAATACATGTTTAGTTTTATGTGAGGTGTATAACGCCGACGGAACACCGCATGAAACAAATATGCGTGCTAGCTTTACCGATGACCAAGAAGTATGGTTTGGGTTTGAACAAGAATATGTTTTTATGAACCCAAAGACTGGAAGGCCGTTAGGATTTCCAACTGTAGGTTACCCGGCTGAACAAGGGCCATATTACTGTGCTGTGGGTGAAGGAAATGTAGTTGCCAGGAATGTTGTTGAAGAACACATGGAAACCTGCCTAGAAGCCGGATTGATGATTACTGGAGTAAATGCAGAAGTTATGCTTGGGCAATGGGAATACCAGATATTTGCGACCGGGGCCAAAAAAGCCGCTGATGATTGCTGGTTGGCAAGATATTTTCTACACCGCATTGCAGAAAAACATAATCTAAAGATTACGCTAAAACCTAAACCAGTACCAGGAAAATGGAATGGATCTGGGATGCATACCAATTTCAGTAATAAAGAAATGAGGGAAGATGGGGGAGAAGAACTTCTCAATGGAATATGTGAGAAATTTAAGGTTGCACATGAAGACCACATCCAAGTATATGGGGATGGTAATGATCAAAGGCTTACTGGAATGTATGAAACACAACACATCAACAATTTTACATATGGGATCTCTGATCGTGGAGCATCACTTAGAATTCCACTAGGCGTTGTCAGAGATGGGTGGAAAGGGTATATTGAAGATAGACGCCCGGCTGCAAATGCCGATCCATACAAAGTTGTCTCAAAAATATTAGAAACTCTTAAAAGCTGACTACGAGATTTTATCTGGTTCTAGGTCGCTTAAAACGAGCTTAGAAAGATCATAAACTTTTGCCCCAAGGTCTTCGGCAGCATCGACATCTCCGTCAACTATTGCATCAGCCTGGTCTCTATGGGTTAGTTTTACGAAAAAAAATTCTTCAGGGTCTAAAGTGAATGCTCCATCTTTTGAAACCAACACCTCCCCGTAATAATGTTCCTTGTCTCGACGCTCTTTTCTAAAATTTCCAAGGTTGACTACTTCACCCTCTTCTAAAACCTGCGCTAAAGCATTTTCAACTATTTTTTTTAAATGAAGTGCTTTTTGTATGTTCTTTTTTTCCACATTGGATAAATAGTACCTTGTTATGAGTATCAAAAATTTTAGAATACAAATTACCAACATAACAAACACTACTAGAGTGAGAAAAGGAAAAACTGGCAGAAATTATATTTTATTTCATGCTACAGTTTTAATAATTCTATTTGCCGCCCAAACATTATACGCCCAGGAAAACCCATCTCTACCCGTCACTGATATCTCTCAGGATGTTAACACGCAGGCCAATATCACACCTGTTCAAAATGAAGAGCAGGGCTCCAGAAGATTTCCATTAGTTAGGGTCGAACTTGGACTCGAATTTTTGTTAAGAACAGCTCGACCCGGTACAAGGATTTTTGGTAATATATCACTTGATGCTGGGTGGGTGATTGGAGAGCTTTCTATAGCTCAAGGGATTGTCACAGACACTTCAACAGAATTATTTATAACAGAATTCTCAGGCCACTTCCACCTTCTTGCAATAGGCATATCAGACTTTTCATATAGAAAATATTTATCTGGACATGAAGCTAGATTACTCGGCGGGTTTTCATACACAAAACATGTTAGGGATGTTCTACGGGTGGACATAAATTTGGGTTTAGCATATTTTGATATGACAGCCGCTAGACACCCAACAACACAATATGGGTTTCAGCTCGGCGCCAGAATAATATCAAATTTTTGGCGTATTCATAACGAGTTCTCAATTTCTGGATACCAAAATGTTAAACTTAGCGACGCAGGCATAGACCTTTCTGGAACACGTCTATCGTGCTCCGCTGAAGGGTCTACAATCGACTGTATTATTCCTCCCAGAGAAGAAGACCCAGGAAGTTATACAGGGGTAAATATCATCTCCTGGCAACATGCAGGAGTATTAATCGAAGAAGATATGTTTGTAAACGTTTACGAAACAGAACGATGTCAATTTGGGCCTTCGTTTACTTTTAGATATGAAAATCTTCCTGCTGTTGGAACCAGAATATGGATACTTGGCGGGTTTAGGTTAGTTTGGACATCATAGGCTTATCTATGCGCAAGGCTATCTTCGATTATCTTTTTGGTATCTGGCATTTTATCTTCGTATTTGTATAAACTCTCCCAGCCTAGTTTCAGGATGCGAAGATGGTTACCCATATCTTTATACTTTCTGTCAAAAGAATTGCTATATATTGCTTTTTCTCTATAATCTTCAAATTTCTTTCTAAATGCAACAAGTTCTTTTGCTGCTTTTCCTTTTTTCTTTAGCAACATAGATATCTCTTCAAGCATACTAAGTTTTTCATCGTCTGTGAGAAATGTTAGCACTTCTTTTTGTTTACTTGGTTCCAAAGCTAAGAATTTATCTAATTTTCTTTGTACCCTGCCATTTCTACTAGAAAGTTTTTCGGCTTTAGTAAAGTGAGTTGGAGAAGCGGCGAATGAAGTTCGTGAGTATTTCCCTTTTTTTATTAATAAATCCTTGGCTTGGTCTTTAAATAAAGATTTGCCAAGTAAAGTTTTTGATAAATTGTATTTTTCCCAAACTTCTTTAGGAAAAAGTATTTCCCTAGCCATGTCCCATTCTTGTAATCCGCCAGCCTCTTCGATGGCAGCCATTGGGATTTTATATGCATATATATTACCACTGATCCCGTGGTTCATCCATACGCCTTCCCAATCATCCGACATAAACACGCCATTTTTAATTGGTTTATTATGGTAATATCTTTTCCATGCACCTGCACCACCGAACCTTTTTCCGCCTTTAAAAGGTTTTGGAGATGCTGGTCTTGGGCCAATATGATATAAAGTTTTATATTCTGAATGTACTTCTTGCAAAGAAAGGTCTTCAAGAATATATTTAACTGTTTTTTGAATAAGCTTAGACAACTTAATATTTTTATTTGGTGCCATAACTCTTGTGGATAAATATAGATGTTACTTCGAATTTCCAAATTGTCATGTGAAAACAAGCCTTCATATTTGGAGGGCAATTCTATTCAGAATATACGATCAACCCTAATTCTTTTCTTATTTCTTCCAAATATTCACTGTAACAATTGAGCCACCAATATGTACCATCATAATATGGAAATGGTTCATATTCAATTAATTTATTTTCACACCTGCCCCACATAGAGATCATGTGGTACTTCTTTTCTTACAATCGTAATGTGTGGCGCATATTTTTGAGGATTACATTTGTAGTGTTTTGGAAACCAGGCTTCTATAATAACGAGAAATCTCAGGGCTAACACATAAAATTAGTTTATAACATTCATTGCTGACTATAGAATAGTGTAATCTACCACTAGATTTGAAATGCATATTTTACTTATTTGAAGTTTTTAACTTTTTTGCTAAAAGTAATAAAGACCGATTTAGCAATTCGGCCTTTGGTTGAGGACCGTCTTTTGGTAAAAATTCTCTTATATTACTGCTAACAAAATTGCCCTCAAGCAAAGCAAAGTTCGCAAAATTTCTTTAGAATATTTATCATAATGTATCATTCTCTCCAACAGGGTGTTCCCAGGGTAGCAGGAATTAACCCTATAAACAGCATTGCCATCGGAGTAAAATATGCATTATCTACATTTCACTGTTACCAATATAGGTTACCGATCTTGAAGACTAATAATCAATTAGGGTTTGCGGAAGAAGACCCAACCACAGCCTTTTCAAGCGCATTTGCAAGCATGTCAAACTTTTTACCAGCAAGAGCAGCTTCAATCTTTTTTCTATTTTGTGGAGCTGATAGTGCTAAACGCAGACCTTCTTTTTTCTCAATTGCAGAAATTACTTGATCCATTTTTTGTTTAACCAATGAAGGCATTTTTGCTTGCTTGATCTTATCAAATAAATCACCAGCATCTATAGACCTAGCCCAATCATGGTCTCCACGGTCGTATTGTTCGTCAAGCATCTTTTGAACTGCTTCTCGAACCATCTCTTTTAGCATGTTTTTTGTAATCTTCATAAAGCCTCAAAACATAAATAGTAAAAGCTCAACAAAAACAGTCTGATTTATTTGAAAACAGGAGCCGAAATAATCAAGTGACATACATGCGCTTTGGTAATGTAGTATTTACAGTCTTCACCAATGGTTTCGATAACTTACAGTAAATCTAAGCGGTCATTGCGTTATCAAAACGCATGGTTGGAGTGACGCATGGATTAAAAAGAAAGCAACAGTTGGATTCGACTAAGCAGAGCATTATCAAATGATAACGTCAAAATTGCAAAACCGCATTATCAAATCTTATAGTTAAAGCGATTTCGGCCGTCGCCCCTGCATCTTCATAGGTCACATCATTGAAGTTCGCTTCTTGGACCCAGGCGCCTTTAATGTCCCAAAGTTGTACGACCGTTCCTACAGGATCAAGCATCTTTAATTGAATATCACGTTTGTAGAAATCAGCATAACCACCACGACCAGATACGGACTCGAAGTTTAGTCTGATCCACTCCATCACCTGTTGTGCGCCTGCCGGAGCAATAGGGTCATGCAAGGTTACTGCAATCGTACCAAATGTAGTCTTACCCGCAAGATACCTTGTAGAGTTAATCCAGTTGATTGTAACTTCCTCTGTGGTGTATGTGGGTCTATTTGCTGTCTTCACCAGGAAGGAGTCGATGCCCTCGATTGCAAGCAGGAACCTTCGCTTTGTTAACGGTTCAAATTTAGTGGGTAGCATATCTGTTACTGAGAGTGTTTCGGCCATTTCTTATTTTCCTTGGTGATCCTTGTATACGTAAATATGAGACACGTTATATTTTTGCAAACAAATATTCTCATAAGTTTTACACTTGTAAATATGCATAACGAAGACAAGCTTAAATTTGGTATAATGGGTGTGTATAAAATAATCAATACAAGAACCCAAAAATTTTATATTGGAAGTTCAAAGGGCATTAGAAAAACTGCTGGAGGATGCATCCGGGTCTACAGGTAAATTTTCTCTATTACTTCTTTTTCTTATGCTTAAGAGCAAGAGCGTTCAATAAAATTTTATTTACATTCGGTATATCACTAAAGGCATTTTGAGCCTCATCATCTAGAAATTCTAACAAATCTTCTAATACTACCTGTAATATCTGCTTTGTTTTTGTCTCATAGTGTTCTGTGTCTTTTAATTTTATACTATCATCAAGAGGGTGGTTAACTAGGTATCTGGGTCCATAAAACAACATTCGTTTAATTGTATAAAATAAGTTATTTACAAAATAAGCCGCCACATGACCGTTCGATGCGGGAAAAATATTTTGTATTTTTTTAAGCATGCTTTTGTCCATCACCTTGAGCATGTCTCTACTTTTAAATTCCCCTGGTGTGAAATCTGAAAGTTCGTTTACTAAAAATTCATTTGTTATCTTACCGACCTGCTTAACGATCTCTTTATTGCCCTGGTTGTTTTTTGCAATAAAAGATGCTTCTGTAAAGCTTACTGGCCCATAGGAGATTACTTCACTCTCTTCCGTTACAAGATTTTCTACTTTACTGAAATTAAACTTTTTGTTTATGGCGCCCGGATTTAGATAAAAATCTCCACCCGTTTGTGTGTTTGCAACTAAAATAATTGCAATATCATCACTACTTTCTACGTGATCGCCCTCATTATTTGTTGCGAACCTCATTGCCACCCTTGGGTCTGTTGTCCAGGACATTATTTTTTGCCCACCCAATGGTGGAAGTCTTCCCCCGCCAGAAACATACCATGCTTTTTCTGCGTCTTCTCTTATTTCTTTGATGGGAAGTCTTAAAATTCTAGCAGCAGTTTTTTGATTTACAATTATACCTCTATACACTGGTACGTTTGGAGGGTTTATGTATTTAGCATATTGGCCGTTGGCTTTAGCAGGACGTAATATATTTGCAATAATCGACTCCAATTTTTCGGTCGACATTGGGTCAGAGACATAATCCAAAAAACTATATAAAAACTCATTTTCTTCTTCCGTGTTTTTTTCTTTGGCTTTATCCTTTCTAATTCTCTTTTTATATTTTTCTCTGTAACCCCAGGATCGATTATTAGCACTGTCCCCAGGGTCAGCCCAAAGATATTTTCCGAATACTGCTTCAGGGTCGGCCTCAAATGCAGCAGCCTCTTTTAGAATTTTTTTGACTTCTTCAGAAACTAGTTTTTTAAATAGATTTTTATTGTTCATACGGAACTGCCTATTATAGTCTAATTAGGGATATGAAAGCGTATTGGAACATTTTAATTGCGGGGAAACCTGTACATGTCAGGGTGCTTAGAACGGAAGAAGAGCGGTCGACGGGATATCAACACTGTGAACAAGCACCTGCCATAGGCGAAGGTCTACTCTTTTTGTTTCAGGACGAGCGACAACGAGCTTTTCATATGCGTAATGTTCCTTTTGATTTAGATTTAATCGGGTTTACCAAAGATGGGGAATTGGCCTGTATCCTTCCCATGAAATCTAGTAGCCCAAAAGTATATTCAACCCCTCCTTGCAAATTTATTGTCGAGGTTCAAAAAGGATTTGGGAGTGATTTAGGAGATGGGTGTTTCTTAGAAATTGTCTAAAATCACATTAGATTTTCAGCAACATCTCCATAGCTTCGTACCCGTTGTTTCAACAAATACGCATATGTTTCATGGTTGTTTGCTGAAGCAGCAAGCTGGTCATTCATTCCAAGCGTAAGCATTCCTTTGCTTTCAAGAACCTTGAAAGTACGTTCGACTTTTATGATATAATCTTCAATCATTCGCAAGCCTTCTTTAGCGATATCCAAAGGCTCAAGTTCGGGCGGATTATGATATTTTCCAAGAATTTCTACAGCATGTTCAGTAAGGCATTTCGGGCAAGCCATACGTTGTTCTCCTGTAACCCCAATAGCTTTCTCTATTGCCCCATCAACTTCATCTTGTACTTCGGTGTAAATTCTTGTGTAAAGATATGAGTGATCACCAGAAAAATCAGATCCACGAGTTGAATGGTGCGCTCCATGGAACCAAAGGTGAATAGCCCTAAGATAAGCAGGAATATCGTGTATGAGTTTTTTAGCTTCATCATCATATGGCCTAGCTTGTTCTGTAAGCAACCCCGCAGTTTTTCTAGTTTATCTATTCCAAATTTTTTATTGAATGCTGCGTTGGCTTTTTCTTTTTGTTGTTTGCGTAACAACTCTTTGTCTCACATTTGAGTGGCTTCACTGTTTTTAATAGGTGTTTTTTCTACCATTTGCTGAAAATAGAATTTTACAGGAACAAATGGAATGCCGAGCTGTATAGCTGTTTTAAGTCGATGATTTCCTTCACCAACCATCGTTACTCCATTCTTTCCAACTCCCATGAGCAAGGGATATTTTGGATCAAACCCTCTACGCCTCATAGATTTCTGTAAATCGGGCCTGGTACGATGCATGTACTCCCTGTACTTAAAAAGTTCTTTCGGCGGGAACCAAAATATTTCACTTGAACCTTTGACGTTATTATTGACCCAGTCATCTTGTATTTTTTGAATTCTTTTATCGGTCATGGTTTCTGCCATTTCAAAAAGATATTCTAAAAGTGTTGGGAGTGATGCTTTTATTGCAACTTCTTCTCCTATTACTTTGTCAGGTAACTCCATAACCTGCTTTACAATACTCTTCTTGGCCAGTGGTCCCAAATATGACCCGCCAATATTTATATCATTTACCATGTTCTTTATTCTTTCTTTGCCATTTGGGGCGCCGGCGATTGTGGAATAAATTTTGTAAAGTCTTTCCTCTCTATCCTCATTTCCGGTTGCTACTGCGTAAGCACGGAAAAAATCTTTTAATTTTATTTTTGGACTTGATAGGTCTATTTTAGCATCTTTAAATCTCCTGTCTGGCTTTCCACGGTTCCACCTATTTGGCTTCTCCTTACTCAAATACTCTTCTCTAGAATATTCATCCCAGGTTTTTGTTTCCACGTTTTTAACCCAAATTTTTGTAATTTGTGAAGGTTTTACAAGCCCTCGCAATAATCCCTGCGGTTCTCCACTTTGTAACATTGTATATGCCATATATGGCCTAAAGCTATTCGGGAACTGTTTCTTAACCCACCCAAGAACGCTCTCACCATCTTGCGATGTTTTTTCCTGTTCTCTGCCGATGTTTCCGCCGTAGTCTGTCCCGTGGATATATTTTGCTTTTACTTTTATTTCAACAATCGCCCGGCCACCAAAACTTCTAGCAACGTCAAAGTCTGGGGTGACAAATAAACCTTTGTGTGTTCCGCTACGATAGTCTCTTCTATGCTCAGAGGTAGCATCAAATCCATTTATCAAATCTGGCAACCGAGATATAATTGTACCATGATAAACGGTGATAATATCATTAGGTTTGGCTATTGAAATTTGTTCACGGGATTGATCAGATATTTCTTCTGTCAAAGTTTCAAAAACTTTAAATTTCATTCTTTTAATAATCTTTTTAGTCAAGAAATTTACCAAGTCATATGTTTATTATCTGCTTTGTCTTGCTTTTTGAACATTGTATCGGTAGGAAAGTTTATGAGCGTCGATCTTCATAGTTTTCCCAGATTTAGCTCCCGTATCCCACACAATAGGCTGAACAGTATAGTCTTCAGTATCAGGGTCGTATCCTAGGATATGATGGCCATAATTGCCGCCGTCGGCGGCAGGAACTTCTTTTCCAATTAATTTTTTAGGGGATAAGTTTTCGTTAATTTGCTCACCCGTTTTATCAAGTTGCTTTTTGACGGCCTCACGAATTATTTTTTTGAGTTGGGTTTTTGTAATTTTCATTTTTTTTTGCTGCCTCGCTAAGTAAGTATTCATCATGTTTTATTATATCAAACGTAAACTAAAGGTATATATCATTCTTTGTGTTTTTATACAGTAAAACACTTTATAAATGATATTTATAGCTATGAAATCATTTGACCAGTTACTAGAATATTTGCTTAACGAACAAGACGACGTGTATTCCAAAGATGCACATAGTTTAGATTATGTTTTAAATGAGCCCCCAAGGAAAAAAATCCCGCATGGAAAAATGAACCTTTTTAAAAACGAAGGATACCATAACCTTCTTTCGGTGCTTAAAAAGGCAACAAAGGAAGAAATTGATTACTGGAGTAATTGGTACCAGTATGCTAATGGGCATGTGAGACAGCTAGCAGACAAATATGATCTCCCACTGCCTGTCGCCGCTGCCGTGACAGCAGTTCTCAGCCCGAACTTAGGATGGAAAACAAATCTTATGGCTGCTGACAGGACGATGAAAGCATGGGAAGACAACATACGTGAGCCCGAAGGAGTGCCGGCATATAAAACCAATGTTCGTAAAGCAATGAAAATTTTGGATACAGGGGATGTTGGGTTTGTAAAAGGGCCAAAGGTATCTGTATTTTTCGACTCGTTACTGAACCCGGATAAAGTAGAACGTGAGCTTGTGTTAGACGGACACGCAATAAATGCCTGGAGAGGAATTAAAACTTCGCTTAAAAACATAAAAGGTTTGACAAAAAATGAACGTGCAGCAATTATTCATGATTATAGAAAAGTTGCTGATTTAGTTGGCCTCACCCCACAACAACTTCAATCCGTTGTTTGGTATATATGGAAATCTGTTAAAAACCCTCCAAAGGTATCTGGTAAATTCAAAGTAGAACAACCCGCAGTTCGAGAGGCGAAACGTAGAAGACTTACTGCGATGATCCAAGAGATGGCTGCCGATATTCTTAGCCTTTAGAAATAAATCGTATAAATTTGTGTTAGTATCTTCTAAGAACAGCTTCTAGTTGTTGATTTGAAATAGAGTATTTTTATTTATTTTGTTTTAGAGATATC